GTGAAGTCTGTCCCAACAAACAATCCAGATGTATTGATCTGAGAGGCTGTTAGCTTTCCTCTAATAGATGCTGCACCAAACTCTGCTGTTCCGTTTGAATTGATATGCCATCCGGATGTTCCTGTAACATAGTTTGGAGATTGGATGTAGCTACCAACTTGAAGGCTCCCTGCTGTCAGTTTATCAACAGCACATGAGGCTATCTTTGCATTATCTACAGCAGCGTCTTTAATCAGGACATTTGTGATGGCTGCATTTTGAATAGCAGCACTGCCAATAACAGCAGCCCCAAATAGTTCAGGCTTATCCAATGTCCCAGACACCTTACTTCCATTGAGCGCTACGGCACCATCTGCGATCTTAGAGGCGTCAATGATGAGGGGAGATAGATCTACACCACCAACAAGTCCTGTGGCCGTGTAGGCCCCATTAAGGCCCCCTGCGTAGCCTGATGCAACACCATCATAGGAAACAAACCTAATCCAATAATGTCTCTGTTCTCCAAGCTTAGGAACTGGATCAGCATAGATTGTTGAAGCTCCTGCCGCTGTTCCCACTAATGTTGCAGATGCAACAACAGGAAGATCGCCTGTTCCAGAGTAAGTGGATTCCCAGATTTCTGTATAAGCATTCCCTCTTCCAATAGCATACACAGGGGCATTCCACTCAACAAAAATAGAGGAGAAGCCTGATGTTACTTTTAGCCCTGTAGGGGTGGGCGGAGGAGTGTCCGGGATGTTCTTCGTTAGGTTATGCTGAACAACATTCCCGGTCCATCCAAGGATGTTTGTTGCTGAGATTGTGAATACAGCATCCCCCACCCAGTCAGAAGGAGTAGTCCATTCAGCACTACTTACAACAGCTTGTCTTGTTAATGTTCCATCTGTGCTTGTTAATGTTACATTATAAGATGTCACCACAAAATCACTGACAGGCACATCCCATTTAAACACCACTGTTGTGCTGTTAATAAACTGCTGAGTGATGTTTATCACACCACTTGGAGCTGCCACTGTTATGGATGCAGACTTAGACTCAGGAGAGTAGGTATTCTTGTCGTCATAAGCCCTTAGATAGACTGTTCTTGTTCCCAGTGTAGGAACGAGACTACAAGATGTAGTTTGTCCCCTGAATAAGTATCCGGCATTCCCCCAATCTGTATCTACATCTCTCACTTCATAACCAGATGTATTAAAGCTTGAGATGGCTTCCCACTTAAGCGTTATCGTTCCAGAAGGGACAATCTCGTAGGTAATTGCACTAACAGGAGCAGGTTCTATGCCACCTCCCACTACTGTAGTGGATGCTGATACAGCCTCTGATGCCACACCAAGCACACTGATGGCATTAACATAAGCTGTATATTCTCCAGCAGAAACATTATCAATAGAATAGTTTACAGAAGTGATGGTATCTTCCCAAACACGTCCATCTGCTGCTTTCACCTTTACATGATATGTTGCAGCAAACTTAGCTGCTGTCCAGCCCACATCTAACCTGCTAACAGTGGTGGAGCCTACAGAGTGAATCACTTCCTTAACTGTCAGGTTTGTTGGAGCATTAGCCAGCTTGCTATGAATGCTAATATCTGTTAATGCCTCTTGCTTATCAATGTAATCAAACTTACTTGGGTTATGTGTAACTGCTGTTATATCAAACTTACCATCACCTTTGTTGGTAACAGAGAGGGTTCTGAATAGTGCAGCAGGAATGTTTGAATCCGCAATGATGAAGGAACTGTCTTTTGCAACATCCTTTGTCAAAGGAGTGGACAATGTAATTGTATCTGTAACCCCGCTTGCATAGAATGTGGATTCCTCCAATGTCCCATCTGAAGAGATTACAGAGATTGTATACACCACACCTTCAGTGAATGTCATTTCTGCATCAAGCTTAATGGCATCTGTTGAGCCTTCCACCACTCTTCCACCTCTGCGCTCTGTTGCTCGCAAAGTGTCTGAGATTTTGATAATATCCCCCGGACGAGGAATAATACCTTCCATGCCTGTAGTAAATGAAACAACATCTGTATCATGGGAGTTAGTGTATAACACCCATCTACCATAACGACGTGCTTGGGCTTCACTTGTGCACCCAACAGCCACAACATTTGTGCTATTAACAAACCCACTTGTTGCAATAGCATCAACATCTTCAACATAAGCTATTGCTTGCTTGTAATAATTCTTAGGATTATTCCAAGTGACATATACAGCATTGTATCTTGTTCCAAATGCTGAAGATTGGTAGGAGAAATTACCCCCCTCTACATTTGTATTGTTGAAGGCATACAGAGGGTCTTTAGGACAATCCTGAACAGGGATAATTGAACCCAGCCCCCAATAGGTAATCCCATTGAAGATTGAGGCCATATCAGATACAACTTTATAAGCCTCTTGCCTTGAATTGAGGACAAGATTACAAGTGTATCTTGGCTCCATAACTCCAAAGCCGTTATCCACCATCTCATCACAATACTGAGCGATAGAATATAGTTCCCATTTAGACACTTGGCCTTGGGGGATTCTTTCTCCTAACCCATAACGCTTATTTGTAAGCAGGTCATAGAAGCACCAAGCTGGGTTATCACTCCAAGCATTCTTAAATCCACCAGTCCAGACGCCTGTATATTCCCTAGTGATGGGATTGTAATTGTCAGGGACTTGAATCTTAAGCATCTTACATTTGTAAGAGCGCACTGGAATACTACCGAATTGCTTAGCGTCAATCTTCCACCCTACGAGAACACTACCCGGATACCTAAACTTCTCTTCTTGGGCTTTAGCCAGTGAATAGAAAGTAAGCTCATTAGAGAGGTATTGAGTTGTGCTATCTGGAGTTAGTCTGGTAACACGAACAATATAAGGTGAAGTGCCTTGCGGCCTGAACGAAGTCTGCTTCTCATAGTTTGATGTGCATCTACCGGCAATAGTGATAACATCACTGAGTGTGCTTGCAATACCATAAACACTGACAATATTGCAAACTCCACCAACACCCCCAACATTAGAGATTCTGAATGAGATAGAGTCAGAGGCTTTTGCACTAACATTCACTGTTCCAGATGTATTTGTGTTTCCACTGAACACCTCTTGCCAGCCTGTATTATTAACATTTGATTCAAGCTTTACGTTAGGTTGATAGAATGCTCCTGTCTGACTGCCTTGCACCATCTCAGCAGTCCAGTTTATTACATACTCAATAAACCCAGTCAGGCCTTCTGTTCCTGAAAGCTTAACAGGAACAGGCTTCTCTTCCACTGTATCAACGCTTCTGAATGTTTGGTTGTCTGCACTGTTATATTCAATTCTATATTGCACTACAGTGCCATGTGTGCTGCCGGATCCCTTATCAATCTCTTGTAGAGTGGGGGTGACAACAGACACACGAATAATATCTACATCTTCTCCTGAGACAGTTCTTTCAATGGGGATGTTGTAGTAGAGCTTTGTATTGACGTTTGTAATTGACTCAGTGGTGTTACAAACAGGCATGTAAGTTTGAGAGAGAGTTCCCGGACGTGATACAACACTGAAGTCCGTAAAGTTGTAAGAGCCATCACTATTCTGAACAGGGACATCATCAAGAAATGTTCTTGTTAGGTTGATGTTCTTTCCTGAGAATTCTTCCCATTCACCTTCACCGAGCAAATCTACAATTGCAGCAGAGCTTTTACTTTGGAGAGTTACCGGGTCTTCTGAGCTTGAACTACTGCTACTGCTGCTTCCACCAGCACCTCTAACACTTCTGATGTTCTTCTTGTTATTTGTTTTCATATTAAATGTCTTCAGTTGTAATAGTGGCTGAGATAACATGTGATCCAACCAAGTATTCTCCATAACCAATCATAATTGGATCATCGCTCTTATTAGAGTTTGTTGCTCCAGTGAACAGGTAACTTTGAGAACTATCAGTGGAAGAGGATAGCTTTGACTTAGGAGATAACAGCTCAATAACACCACCAAGCACAAGGGATGCGCCCATACCAATCATCAAAGAGCTACCGTAGCTTGCCAAAGTCATAGAGCTGCCCCCAGATGTAGGGGCCAACAAACAACCAACAACAATCAAAACAATTCCAGCAATAATTCTTCCTACTGCACCAGACCCACTAATTCTTGGGATTATCTTAATGTCACCGTCACCTTGTTTTACAAAGTCATCTCTAACACCATCACAATTGTATTTACCATCCCACACTTCATATCCAGCAATTCTCTTGTCACTATCAACAACATACTCAACAAACC